TGCACTGCTGAGGTCTGCACTGCGGAGGTCTGCACTGCAGACCTCCGCAGTGCAGACCTCAGCAGTGCAGACCTCCGCAGTGCAGACCTCGGCGGTGCAGACCTCAGCAGTGCAAACCTCAGCAGTGCAAACCTCCGCGGTGCAAACCTAGACAAAACATATTATCAAGTTGTTAGAATTGGCAGTCGCCGAGGAACAACTACTTATTGCGTAGATGACGACAATGTCCTGTGCGGATGCTGGAATAACTACAAAGGTGGTACGCTAGAAGAATTTAAAACTCGTGTAGAGAGTGTATACGGACGTGAAGGTAATAATCCTAACGAGCAATATTACGATGAGTATATGGCGGCAATCACATTCTTTGCGGCAATGAAGGAGATGAAATAATGAAAATTAAAGCAACAACACCATGTTATAAATTCAGGGACGCAAAACCAGAAGAACAGATTGCAAAAATCAAAGAAGAATTGGCTGAGGTAGAAGCTGCTTACACAGAGTTTAAAAAAGTGCCAACAGAAGATAAGCTGCTGGCGTTGATGACGGAGATTATCGACGTTAAGGCTTGCTGTAATACGTTTGTTTACCAGCTGCGGAAGAATCATGCTTTGGCGTTTTTGGCTTATGCCAAAGCTAAGCGAGAAGTCATAAATAAAAATTTTGCAAGAGGGTACTACTCTACGCCTGAAGATATTGACAAGCTGAACACTAATAAGTCAGAACCGTTTTGAGGTGAGATCATGAATTGCGATATATGCCATAAGGACACGATGTCGGGTAGCCATATAACCAGAGGACGTAGATTTGAGGTGCGTATTTGCCCGAACTGCTTGATGTGGTCGGATGACCAACGAGCCGTAATAGCACGGGAAACAGTCAGTAAACTCAAGGCTTTACGAGAAAAGGAAGATATTAGCATAAGCAATGAATAGGGTGTGGGAAATTATGAATAAAATCATATGCGGCGATGCACTTGACGTCTTACGAACTTTACCTGCCAAATGCTGTCGCTGCTGTGTGACGTCGCCACCGTATTTTAATTTGAGGGACTACGGTGTGCATGGGCAACTTGGATTAGAGCCGACAATGCAAGAATATATTATTAGGTTGGTTGAGGTATTTACCGAAGTTAAGCGGGTACTGACTGATGATGGTACTTTGTGGGTTAATATTGCTGACGGTTACGCTGGTAGTGGTAAAGCCAAAAGCTCTTTGCCTGCTAAAAACTTAATGTTAATACCTCAACGCTTTGTTATAGCGATGCAAGATGCCGGCTGGATTGTACGGGATGAAGTTGTTTGGGCGAAACCTAATCCAATGCCGGAAAGCGTCAGAGACCGAATGACGGCTTCTACAGAAAAGATTTTTATGTTTACTAAACGTCCTAAATATTTTTTCGACAGCACCGCTGCGATAGAGCCTGCAGTTGGATTTAATAATGAACCGGTAGCAGGTAGCTTAGGTAATCTGGGCAACGCGCAATCAAGGCGTAGAAATAAAGGGAATCGCAAGACTTATCGTGGTGGAAAATATACGAACCAAAATACTTTTGATAATTCCGCCAGATTAGAAGCAAATAGTCATGGAAACAGTGTCAATGAGAACGGAACAAGAAGAATGCGAAATGTGTGGAATATTGCAACAGCTACAGGTGGAAGCAAGGTAATAATACATTACGCTAAATTTCCGGACGAACTAGCGAAAAGATGCATACTACTGAGCACGGTAGAAAAAGACTGTGTACTTGATCCGTTTGCAGGAAGTGGTACGACCTGTATGATGGCAAATCGGTATGGACGTCGATACATAGGCATAGATATTAACCCTGAATACTGTAAAGCGGCAGAAGCAGATATACCGATAAATTTATTTTAGTTTAAACGGCTGCTCAGCTACTGCCTCGGCACTATATACAAGCAATGTGGCGCAAAAGGGAAGTATACCTGTGGAATGGACTTACCACAGGGGGCAGCCTTTTAAATATAAGGAGTTGGAAATATTGACTGAGTTACTGATAACGATACCGGGAGAACCGTGTGCACAAGGTAGACCGAGGTTTAGTACAGCAGGCGGTTTTGTTAAAGCATATGATCCGGCAAAAAGCAGGAATTACAAAGCATATGTAAAGCTTATTGCGCAGCAAGAAATAAAAAACCAAGGCTGGAAATACACAGAATTGCCCTTAGCGGTCACGATAACAGCTTACATGAGTGTTCCGACAAGCAAGTCTAAAAAGTTTAAACAGGCGGCTATTTTAGGGAGAGAGCGTCCCGCAAAGAAGCCTGACACCGATAATATATTCAAGTGTATTACAGACGCCCTTAGTGGTATAGCGTACAAAGACGATAAGCAGATAGTAGCTGCTACAGTTAATAAGTGGTATGCAGAAGTACCGAGAGTTGAAGCATTAATAAGAATTATTTAGGACGGTGCTGTTAATGATTAATGTCAAAGTAATGCTAAATTTAATAAAAGATGAGCCGGAAAATGCTTATATACCAATAGTTAAGCCGGAGCTAGTTGCTCTGCTTAAAGAAGTGAAAATGCTGCGGTATAAAAACAGCAAACTTGGAAGCCAAAAGGCGAAGTTGAAAAGAGAAAGGCAGTAAATAATGAAAAAGCCTAAAACCAAATACATAGGCTGGTGCCATGAGTGCAAATACTTGGGTAGTTTTCACTGTGGTATTTGTCAAAGGGAAAATTTAAGCGTAAAAAATTTTGCTCGTCTATGCCTTGGCTTAGATATCATATCTCCTTTTGGTAGACCTTCTGAATTTATGCCTAAGGACAAAAACCGTTGGGTAAGAATGTAGGAGTAAAAAATGAAATACTTAGACTATTGTTATTTATGCATTAATAATAGAAAGGCCAGTGAGTTGAGCGAAAACCCAGAATGTAGTAACTGTATTCAGCTTACTGTTATATCTATGCCAACTAAGTTTAAATCGCGTAGGATTACTTGGGCTGACAGAACGGAGCTAGAAATACATGAAAACAATTAAATTGGCTAACGTAGTAGTACAGATACACGTTAGAGATGAATATTCAGGGCAGAGAGTACTATATTGTCCGTGGGTTAATTGCAAGCATTATAGTAATGGTGAATGCACTTATAAAGATAGTTATGGCTGTAATTGCTGTCGCTTTGTATTAATGAATGGACAAACTTATTGCCAAGGCTATGAGAGGGATGAAGATCATGATAGCAATTAAAGGAATGGATATGCCTGCAAACTGCGGTGAATGCCCATTGACATATCCAGTTGGCTTTTATAGGAATCTACCATTTTCTGTTGATAAGAGCAAAGGCTGCTGTATTCTTGTCTGTGAAATTGAAGATCCAAATATTAGGCTGATAGATTGCCCATTAATTGAGATAAAGGACGGTGAATAAAAATGGAAGAAGAACAATGCCCTTGTGATGATTGTGACGCTACCTGTGATTACTGGGACAGTAAATACTGCTGTACATATTGTCGTTGGCAGTATGGAGATATTGAACCTGACTGCGAGAATTGTGACCCGATGGATATTTGAACAAGGAGAGGAGATAACATGAATAAAGTGGTTTTGCTTGGAAGGTTAACCAAAGATCCAGACGTAAAGTATACACAGACCGGCAAAGTAGTTTGCCAGTTCACTTTAGCGGTAGACCGGCCGTTTAAAGACGCTAACGGAAATAAGGAAGCGGACTTCATACCAGTAGTGTTATGGGGCAAACCGGCAGAGTTGGTCGGTAATAGCTGTCAGAAAGGACACAGGCTGATTGTAGAGGGCAGAATACAGATACGTAACTATGAGGCTAAGGACGGCAGTAACGCTGGGTAACGGAAATAATCGCAAATGGTGTGGAGTTTGTAGAGCGAAAATCTGATAAAGGCGGTACAAGCGGCGATAAAAGCGAGTTTGAGCAGTTCGGGCAAGCAGTGCCTTTCGATGAGGATATCCCATTTTGACAAGGAGTAGATAAAATGGCGAGAATACTAGACGCTTGTTGCGGTAGTCGAATGTTTTGGTATGACCGAGAGAATAAGCACACGATTTATCAAGATAACCGAGAGCTAAATACTACGTTGTGCGATGGGCGAAAACTTGAAATTAAACCTGACACTTTCGGCGATTTTAGAAAAATGGATTACGCCGACAATACTTTTGATTTAGTGGTGTTTGACCCGCCGCATTTAAACAAGGCTGGTAAAAATTCTTGGCTGGCACAAAAGTACGGAGTGTTGGCCGATAATTGGCAAGAAGATATTAAGGCGGGTTTTGAGGAGTGTTTTAGGGTATTGCGGCCTTTCGGCACGTTGGTTTTCAAGTGGAACGAGGTGCAAATACCATTTAGCGAGGTAGTTAAGTTAGCACCGGAAGAGCCGCTGTTTGGCGACAAGCGAAAGAAAACACGTTGGGTTGTGTTTTGCAAGGGCGCAAGGGCAGGAGATAGCGTATGAAGCTAATGAGTTTGTTTGACGGTAGCGGCGGTTTTCCGTTGGCAGCTAGTCTGTGTGGGATAGAACCTGTTTATGCGGCAGAGGTGTTTTAAGGCGGTGGAGCAGTGAAAAAATTAAAGACGAAAATATTAAACCTCATCGACAGAGCCTTGGCTAGAATGGGCTACATCGAAATCGAACCGGCACCAACGCTGTATAGGGTAACTACATGGTTTACATATCAGTTGCCTAATGGCTTGAGAGGAAAAACTAGTTATAAAGGCTTAATGAGTTGGGATATGACAGGATATGGCGATTATGTATTAACAGTGTCAATGCGCAATGCTCTAGCCTGTTTGGCGTTACAAGGAACGTACCCTACAACCATTACAGCCGTTAGCAAAGAAGAATACGAAAAATAAGGCGGTGTGCGGGCAATGAGGAATAAAAAACAATAAAAGAGTTCAGAGCTTTTTACATAATGGCTTCTTCTGTTTATGCTAAATCGTCAAGGAAACGCAAGTGGGGAGTAATCGTGCAATGCAACAAAAAACATGGTAGACCAAGTTCCGAACATCCATGGGAAGTTATTATACCTAGAATAACAGTAATGCCGGGTTGGATAAGCTGGTAATTTAAAGGAGTGTGCGCTGGAGTAGGTATGGAGATTGGCCAGTATTTAGTTTGGAAAGTCTTGATGTAGAGAGGAGTAAAGGTAATGGCCCGTAGTTTTAACGAAAAAATGGAAAAGAAACGACAAGCAGAATATAATCGCTGGAAAGCAGAATGTAATCCGGTATGGCATCGCAGAAATCACTGGTTGCCTAAGTACGAAGAAGATGGCACATGGGAGGATAGCAGGGCGTATAATGTGGAGTTAGGCTGTGACCTTAAAGGTTATGTGGAAACAGTAAGAACATATAATGCCGCAGGAGAGCTTATAAAAACAGAAGAAGTTACCTTTAATGGCAACGGAAAGATTGTAGACAGAAAGGTGCTATGAAGTGTGGAAAGTGCTGATGTAGAGAGGGGTAGAAAATTGATAGATTGCGAAAAGTGTTACAGGCTGAAAAGTTGTGGGGACAGATATTATTGTGCGTTTATAGGTTTAAATCCTTGTATTAGAGGAGAACATACACCAGTACAAGAGTATAAAGGTGCAGCAAATCCGCTAACATCGACAGATTCACGTTTAGCTCATTTACAAGAGCAGCAACGTAGGCGTGAGGAAGCTAGGGAAAGGAAAGAAACAGAAGCGGGAAAAGAGCACTACAAGCCGCACAAAACTATAAAAGTAGTATTTAGGGATATCATGGATAAACACGGTGGGATTCCGATATTTCAACCGCTTGGAAATTCGGCATCGTCTAAAGCATTTGACTGGAGCGATATGCATACAACAATTTTTGAAATGGGGTTTGCTGGGTGGGATGTTCCGGCGATTGCTCAAAAGCTGAATGTGAGCAAAAATACGCTATATTCATACATCGGTAGATATAGGGGGTAGCAAATGACTATAGAGGAGATAAAGGCAAAGCTAAAAAGATATCGTTTTATTGCGGGGCTATTATGGACGGTGAACCCGAATGAACATACTAAAGTTAGAAAGATCAATAGCTTTATTAAAACCAATCATTTGGAAAATGCCTATGAATAAGAAAAGAGAGGCTTATATGACTTTATTGACGGCTGCTCAAAAGCAGATACCGCAAGAAGTAAATTTGGTAGTCGAAGAGCATTTTATACCAAACTGTCCTTTTCCACAACAAATACCTAAAGGCTGGGCATGTCCTGTATGCGGACGTGAGGTAGATGATGGTGCTCACTACTGTAAATACTGCGGCCAAGCTATATGTAATGATTAAGGAGTGAAGACATGAATTATCCTGATCTAATAAAATGGATATTTGAATTTGTATATGAACATTGGATATTAACGTTTTTGTTTATATTAGTTTTAAGAAGGTTTAGTATTTTTACAATAAATCTATCAGATAAGAAGGGCGATACAAATGTTATTAACAATAGAAAGCAAGTTTAATATAGGTGATAATGTACATGTGCCCAAGGGAGAACGTAAAGTACTTGGTGTTAAATTAGATTCTAAAGGTATCTTATATTTGCTTGAAAGTGCAGACGGTACGAGAGAATGGGTGCGAGAATATTGGATTGTTGTGGGCGAACAAGAACATAAACACGAAGAGTTTGAGGAGGCTATTTTGAACCAACTTGTAGAAGACAACATAAATCCTTTTGGAGCATTATTTAGGCGATTTAGAAAGAAAAGCTAGAAGGAGACTGATATGCTAATAGAACAGTATATTAAGCATGTAGAGCGATACTTTTGGGATCGTAAGCAAATACAAAAAGTTGTTGATGAAGAAAAAGAGCAGCGTACTGCAAGGAAAGGGCATACGGGCGGTGGGGGGCATGCTTTTATCAGTAATCCAACAGAAACAGCAGCATTAAAAAACATTGAGCCAGTACGTATGATATCGTTTGGATATGGACCATATCAGTCGATAATAATGAACCCGGAGCTATGGCTTGAAGTTGTCGCAGAAACCTATAAGATACATGAGAATCAGCTTACTGGTAAAGTTATGTATCAAAAATATGAAAAAAGGAAGCCGATGAAAACAATTGCAGAATTAAACGGTGTGAATAGAGATACTTGTTATGAATTTCGCAAAGAGTTCCTTAGGGATGCTGTTGGTTTGGCGTTGAAAAAAGGTTTGATAAAATAAAAAAAGTTTCCGACATATTACCTGTTTTGATGAGTTAAAATAGTATTGTAAGTAAGTGGGCTTACAATAAAGCCATACGCAGTAATCCGCTCACTATCCGAGCAAGTTATAAACCGTATGTGCATATATTTGGCTATGGTGTTCGCCGTATGATGGCATATGATAGCTGCAATTTATCATATGAATGATGCGGATAACTACCCATAGCTCCTACCGTGCGGCTTGCAGCGGTCGCACTGGTAGGTTCAAAACAACGGCATGAGAGACGGTAACTGTACGCAGCCCGTGAAGAAGCCCATAGAACGCAGAGCACCATATCTGTAGACTTGGGGTAGCCTTACCGTTGGGGTGATACAGCGGCATATTTAATCTACATAAATAATTTAGTCTTAAAAAGCCGTTGAAACACGGTAATATATATCAGAATTTAGCATATAACTTAATATAAACTGTTGGCAATGTGAATAATTTGCACATTGCTTTTTTATTTGCAAGGTGGTGATGGAATGAAGATGAACCTAACCAGCAAGATCAGGAAGATAATAAAAGCCTTAGAAATGAGAGGCTTTATATACCTCTATTCAAGGGAGCAAGTATATAGCCAGAAGCTATCTAAGGTATGTACTATGTACAGAATAGATTACCTCATGCCATGGGGAGAATACAAAAAGAAATTCCCGGATAAGGCAGAGCGAAAAAAGAATAAGGGTGTAAGCGTTAGGGTAGAAATGGCTCGGTCATTTAGAGAAATAGCTATTCTGTATTATTTGGTGAATGTATTAAAGGCAGGTGATAGTAGTGGATGAGATCAGCCAAGCACAGAAGAATTTTGTTGATTACTTTATAGAGAGTGGGAATCAAACAGAAGCCTATAAAAAGGCTTATCCAAAGTGTAAGAATGATAATTCAGCGGCGGCTAGTGCTAGTAAATTGCTAAGAAATAACAAGGTAAAGCAATATTTAGATGCACGAATGGCAGCAGTTGATAGTGATAAGATTGCGACAGCTGAAGATGTTCTTGAATATTTAACAAGAGTAATGCGTGGAGAAGAAAAGGACCAGTTTGGATTAGATGCTGGACTAAGTGATAGGACTAAGGCAGCAGAACTATTGGGTAAGCGCTATATGCTGTTTAAAGAACAACTAGATGTAAATCTTGAAGGCGATATTGCTGGTTTAATTGCTAGCCGTCGTAAGAAGGGTGATAGCGATGCCTAGAGTTGCTTTATCAGAAAAGGATATAAAGGCATTAACAGACTTTCTTGGAAGTGTCAGTAAAGATCCTTTGGAGTTCGTACGGCTTGCATTCCCGTGGGGAGAACCTAATACTCAACTTGAAGACAAAGAAGGACCTGATGAATGGCAGATAGAACTGCTGAACGATATCAAAGAAGGATTAAAAACGCCAGATCAGGTTATCCGTGAAGCCGTTGCATCCGGACATGGCATTGGTAAGTCTGCTATGGTGGCATGGATTATTCTGTGGGCTATATCGACACATGAAGATACAAAGGGCGTTGTTACAGCGAATACAGATACACAACTCAAAACAAAAACCTGGGCAGAGTTAGCTAAATGGTATTACTTGTTTGTAGCAAGAGATTTATTCACTTATTCAGCAACAAGCATTTATTCTAACCAAGAAGGTCATGAAAAGACATGGCGTATAGATGCAATACCATGGAATGATAGTAACCCTGCAGCGTTTGCGGGCTTACATAACCAAGGCAAGCGAACTCTGGTTATATTCGATGAAGCTTCTGAGATATCGGATATCATTTGGGAAGTAGCTGAAGGTGCAATGACAGATGCTGATACCGAAATCATTTGGTGTGTGTTTGGAAATCCTACTCAGAGTAGTGGACGTTTTCATGCTTGCTTTCATAAAAACAGAAGTTTATGGAACCGTAAACAAATTGATAGCCGAACTGTTAAGATAAGTAACAAGGCCGAACTTGAGGGTTGGCGGGTGCAATACGGCGAGGATAGTGACTTCTTTAAAATTCGCGTGAAGGGCGAATTCCCTTCGGCTAGTGAGAAACAATTTATTAGTACCGCCTTAGTTGATGAAGCAAGACGTAGGACGTTACAAGAAAAGCAATTTAGATTTGCTCCTGTGATTATAGCCTGTGATCCTGCATGGACAGGAGGAGACGAAACAGTTATTTATCTTAGGCAAGGGCTATTCACGAAAAAGCTGTTTGCGACTACTAAGAACGATAACGACATTGAAATAGCAGGCATATTAGCCAGATTCGAGGACGAATACAAGGCTGATGCGGTGTTTATTGATCTAGGCTATGGTACAGGAATCAAGAGCGCTGGTGACGCATGGGGCAGATCGTGGACACTGATTGCTTTTGGTGGGAAGTCAAACAGGCCAGACTGCAAAAATAAACGTGCTGAGATGTGGGCTAATATGAAAGATTGGTTGAAAGAAGGCGGGGTTATACCAGAAGATGACCAGACTTTAGCGGATGATTTAATGGGTCCTGAAACAGTACCTAATACTAGCGGATTAATACAACTTGAAAGTAAAGAAGCTATGAAAAAGCGAGGTGTTCCCTCTCCTAATAGAGCAGACGCACTAGCTTTAACTTTTGCTCAATCTGTTGTAAGCAGAGAACAGGCGATAACAGAAGCACAATTTGATAATAGACAAAGGGTTTATGATCCGTTTGCCGGTATGTGAAGGGAGGTGAGACTATGCATAAGATTATGATGCAGTTACATGGTGGCGGCGGTGGATTCGGTGGCAGTGTTGAGCCTATAAAACAAAGCGCCCCTGGCAGTACAGCAGCGGCCACTATTGATAGTGCGACAGAGGGAGAGAGACAAAGCCTGCTTGAAAAACTCTCTAAAGCTCGTGGCAGAAGCTTTACCAATAAGACTGGCGGGCAGCTTACCTCTGATAGTGTCAAGAAAATGTTGTTGGGAGAATGATTATGGATATCAAAGATATGCTGCGTGACAGCGATAAATTAACACGAAAACAACATACTATCTCCCAGCTTTATACATTGCGCAGCCAATATGAGCCAACGTGGAGGATGCTTAGTCGGTATATAAATCCGACAAGGGGCAGGTTTGAGGAAGATATCCAAAGCACAGAAGGGCATAGACGTGACGAATACCTTATAGACCCACATCCCCAAAAAGCAGTTGGTAAATGTGCAGCTGGTATCCACAGCGGGTTGACATCGCCGTCAAGGCCTTGGTTTGAACTTGGTCTGCAAGATGAAGAAAAAGCTAATTACCACGCTGTAAGGATGTGGTTAGATGATTGCCAGGAGATTATGAGCAGCATTTATTCTAAGAGCAATGCTTATAATATGCTGCAGCAGATTGAGGCTGAAATGGCTCAATTTGGTACAGGGGCTTCTCTGATGCTGGAAGACTACAATTATGGCATATGGATGAGGCCGTACACCTGCGGTGAATATGCTGGCGGTGTAGATGCAAGGGGGAGAGTTTATACGTTCGCTAGACGCTTCAGGTTAAGCGCAGACCAAATCGTTAAAGAATATGGTATTGATAACGTATCGGAAAGCGTGAAATCTGCTTATAAGAACGGAAATATCACAACATACTTTGATATTGAAATGCTTATAGAGCGTAATGATGATTATGATCCTAACAAATTGTCTTTAGGCAATTTCCCCTGGCGCTCATATCACTATGAAAAAGGTGCTAATGACAAATTCCTGAAGATATCAGGTTTTAGGGAATGCCCGTTCCTCATGCCGCGCTGGACCTTGATTGCAAATGGTGTATATGGCTCTGGACCTGGACATAACGCTTTGGGCGATTGTATGCAGCTGCAGAAGATTGAGAAGAATAAACTTAGGGCTATTGATAATGCTGCAGATCCGGCGATGGCATTTCCTGCTTCAATGAAGAAGCTTGACAGAATGCCAGGAGGACTAAATTTTTATCCTGATGGAACTGTACAGCAGGCTTATCCACTTGTAGATCCAAGAGCAAAGGCTTATGAAGGTATAGGAGCATTGTCCCAGGAGAAACGGCAGTCGATATCTGAAACGTTCTATAATGATTTGTTTATGATGATTACCTCTCAGGATGGACCTCAAATGACTGCGCGTGAGATTGCAGAGCGGCATGAAGAAAAGCTCCTGATGTTGTCCCCGGTACTTGAGCAAATGCACAATGAGGTTTTAGAACCTATGACGCTTCGCACTTTTGATATTTGTTTGAGACATGGGTTGTTTCCGCCTATGCCGGAGGAAATTGACAAAAGCGAATTAAAAGTATCCTTCATTTCTATCTTGGCTCAAGCCCAGAAAATGGTTGAAATACCTGCTATTGAGCGTACGGTTGGATTTGTTGGTAATCTTGCTGCTGCTCAGCCTGAAGTGCTTGATATCATCAATCTTGATGCAGCTGTACGAGGTTTCGCAGAATCTACCGGTGTCAAAGAAAAGATAGTGCGTGATGAAAACGAAGTAGCTGAACTTCGCAAACAACGTGCTCAGGCACAGCAGGAACAAATGCAAGCTGAACAGATGGCTGCTGCTGCGCCTGCTGTTAGGGATTATGCTGATGCGGCTAGGTTGATGAGTGAAACCCCTGCTAATGGTGGCAATGCATTAGATCAACTTCTGGGAGGCGGGATTTAATGAAAAACAAAAAAATGAATATGCTTGCACAACAAGCGCTGGACGACTTGGACGTTATTATGCGGACCGAGAACGGACGGCGTTTTATTTATGCAATTTTGGAAAGCACAGAGGTCGAAACAGCGGTTTTTTCAGCTGAGCCATACTTCAATGCTTTCTTATCAGGTAAACGTGCTGTAGGCGTTGATTTGTTAAAGAATATCCGGATGCTGAATGATGGCCATTCTTTAGAGATGCTGATGCGTAATGAAGCAGAGAGTGCTAGACACCCTCCTGATTTAGAGGACGATGACCTTTTTAAAGTAGATAACGACATAGCGGAGGTAAGACATGAATAAGTTTACACAAATGTTTTTTGAAGCAGATGGTGCTGGTGGAGGCGGTGAACCTGCTCCTTCCGGTGACCCGTTTGTAACGGAACCTGCTCCTGAAGGTGAGCCGAGTGGAGAGCCAATGCCTGCAGGTGACGGTGATCCTGTAACTACACCTAAAAATGTATTTGATGATCCTGTGCAAGAGCCTGTTGTTCCTGACAAATATGAGTTCAACCTACAGGACGGGCTGGAACTTTCGCCTGAACTGGAAGCTGATTTTACAGCGATTGCTAAAGACGCAAAGCTTACTCAGGAGCAGGCTACTAAGCTGATTGATTTGCATAGCAAAGTAGTTTTAGACGTTATGCATAAGCAGGAGGAAATTGTAGACGGTTGGACTGCTGAATGCCAAAAGCAGGGGCTTATTTCTCGTGAGAACATTGCTGCTGCTAAATTAGCTGTTAATACTTTTGGCGGTGGTGAGGCTATGCAGGTACTTGTAAATACAGGTGTGGCCAATCATCCGGCAATACAAAAAATGTTGCAAAATATTGGAGGCTTGCTTATGGAAGACCAACCGCCTGATGGGCAAGCACCTAAATCTAAGGAACTGGACGACGCCGAGTTGTTTTTCCCCGGCGGCGGGTTCAAATAAAAATATTAAGGAGTGGTAAATAATGCCAGATTTGACAGGTTTCGCAACCCTTCAAGACTTTGCGTCTCGTCAAGGGTTCGACAAAAAGTATCAAAGAATTATTGAACTGCAAACCAAAACAAATAAGATTTTAAAAATTATGCCGTTCAAAATGTGTAACTCTAAGGACTATGAGGAAGCTACATTGCGTTATTCTCTGCCGGAAGTAGCGTGGAGAATGATTAACCGCGGGACTAAGCCGAGCAAGTCTAAAACTAAGCAAGTATCTTTTACTTGCGGTGAGATGGAAGCGCTGGCTGAAATCGACGAAAAGCTTGCACGAAAGAATAATATGCAGGCTTCTTGGATGATGAGTGAGAATGCTGCTTTTCTTGAAGCAATGAACCAAGAAATGGCGACTACGCTTTTCTATGGCGATGAGAAGATCAACCCTGCAGGATTCACTGGTTTAGGCGCTTATTTTTACAGTAAGACCAATCAGGAAGATATTTGGGCAGACCAAATCATTGATTGCGGCGGCACAGGTGATAATCTGACTTCTGTATGGTTTGTAGGCTTTGGAGAGCAGCAGGTATACGGCTTGTTTCCAGAAGGCGATACAGCAGGTTTTACGCATGAATATTTGGGTAAACAAAAAGTAACAAATGATAAAGGCGAGGTATTCTTTGCTCATACCAATAAATATAATTGGTCCATGGGCCTTGCGGTTAAAGATCCTCGTTATGTTGTGCGTTTGGCCAATGTTGATTTAAAAGATCCTGCTACTACTACAATCTTCGACAAATTGATCGAGGGTTATTATCAGATTGAAAATCCTGATAATGTCAATTTGCAGATCTTCTGCAATAAGCAGTTTGAGGCTTTTATGGCTAAGGCTGCACGTAATGACAAAAATACTATGCTGTCTATTGATACAGTTGAAGGAAAACCTGTTGTTAATTTCTGGGGCGTTCCGTTCCAGCGTTGCGCAGCTATTCTGAATACTGAATCTCAGCTTGTTTAAAAAGGAGGAATATAAAATGGCACGTATTGATGCTCAATTATTGCTGTCTGAGAATCAGGCCGTTACCGGCGCAAGCGCAAACAGCAATGTTATTGATTTAGGAAGTACAGGCGGGTTTATGCATCCGCTGTACTTTGACGTAAAACTGACCACACCAATGACTTCCGGCAAGATTACTAAGGTTAAAGTACAATCTTCTGCAACTGAGGGATTTGATAGTCCTGCTGATGAGGTTGAGGTAAGTGTACCTGATTCTTTGATTCAAACAAGGGCTTGTACTGTGGCACAATTCTTTTCTCCAATCAAATACGGTAATCGTTATATTAGATTGGTTTATACAGCTAGTGAGGCTGTGGGCGGCAAGGTCTTTGCTTATATGACTGACGGCATTCAGGTAACTTTATAATGGCTACTTACAAAGTAAAGCGTAATTGTTTTACTTTGGGTCGTATGTATAGGCGTGATGATATTGTAATGCTTGCAGATAATATTAAGGTTCCTGAACATTTTGTGAAACTTAATAGACCAGCAGCAGTATCTTCCGGTAATGACGATCCGCGTTATCTCCAATATGAAGCAATGAACTTTAATGATTTAAAAGAATTGGCCAAAGAACAGGGAATAAAAACAAGTCAGAAATCCAGGGAAGCTATTATTAATGAATTAGTGGCACTGGCGCAAGATTAAATAAGCCGGGGGCATATGTCCCCGGCTTTCTTTATAACAGAGGTGAAATTATGGATAAGGTTGAGATTTGTAATATTGCACTTAATCATATAGGCGTAGCTACAATAGAACGGCTTGACGAAGCCAGCGAACCGGCACGAGTATGCCGTCGCTGCTATGACTATGTTAGACAGGCCGTGTTAAGGAAATTCCCCTGGACATTTGCTACAAGAAGTGTACAGTTAGCTGCTCTTCAAGATGTGCCTCCTAACTGGAAGTATGCATATCGTTACCCTGCTGATGCAGTATGCCTGAGAATGATGTATAACGAGCATTTTTGTGGTCTGCCGAGGGATAACCAATATAAAATCGTTTCGGATAAACAGGGAAAAGCTATTTATACTAATATCGGCAATGCCTGGATTGAATACACTGTAGATGTTACCGACGCAGATTTATATGATGCTCAATTTGTAGAGGCATTTGGGTGGAAGCTCGCTGCAGAAATTGCTTATGCGTTGACTGGCAAATTGGATTTAACGCAGATGTGTATCCAGGCTTATAACGCTTATTTTGCAGAAGCCAGCTCTACTGACGCTGATGAAGAACATTTGCTGGATCCGCACATTGACAGATTAGCGGCAGCAAGATTTACGGGGGCATAATTATGGCACTCTATCAATTAAAATCAAGTTTTGCGGGCGGTGAATTGTCACCGTCTATGTATGGACGTACTGATATTGCTAAATATGACAGCGGGGCTGCTGTTTTAAGAAATTTTTTCGTTCTGCGTTATGGTGGCGCTGCTAATAGACCAGGCTTTAAGTTCATAGCGCAGACTTATAATAATAAAAAGGCTGTGCTAATACCATTTATGTACAGCACAGATCAAAATTATATTGTTGAAATTACTGCTGGCAGATGCCAGTTTTATACAGATGGTGGTATTGTTGTTAAAGAAGATGGCTCACCATATAGCATAGAAAACTTTTTTGCTGATAAAGATTTAGAAGATGCTGCAAAAATAAAATATACACAGAGTGCTGACGTACTTTTCATTGTTCATCCTGCACATGCACCAATGACACTTACAAGATATGGCAATTTAGACTGGCGCTTTGAGGCAATGGATATTACAGGCGGACCGTTTGATGAAACTAGGTATAATAATAATAGCATCATTACTAAAGTATTAGAATGGAGAAAACCAGGTGCATATAATATAACAATACCGTCTTCGGCGTTGTCAATAAATATTGAAATGGCTGGAGGCGGTGGCGGCGGTGGAGGTGGCATAGAAAGAAAAACTGAACATCTTTCAACCAAATTTAGTGGTGGAACAGGTGGAAGAGGTGCTTTTATAACAAAAGAAATATTAGAAATACCTTCTGAACCAATTTCTTTAATAGTTGGTGCAGGAGGTACAGGTGGACAAGGAAAACAAACTGGAATTGCTGGTAGTGCTGATAATGGTAATAGTGGTGGAACTTCCAGTGCTTTAGGAATCAATGCATTGGGTGGCGGTGGTGGAAAAGGTGCAACTGCTGCTGATGATGGTGGTAATGGCACAAGTTATGGATCCGGTGCTCTTGGTGGCAATGGTGGCTATGGTAATGTTAGTGGTATGAGTGGTAATGATGGTTGGATTAGGCTTTCATACACTTTATCTATTGGCAATAATGCAACAGTAAAAGCTTCGGAGGTGTATGGTGACATAACCCTGACTGCTTCTTCGGCTATTTTTTCCAAGGGTGATGAAGGGAGTCTTTTTTCTCTAACTCACTTTTTAGAAACAGATTACAAAAAAGGGACACCAATTAGTACAGGTGGAGATCTGCAGGTTAGTGTATTACCGAAATCCAATGTCTATGTAGAAAGTTTTGGTTTTTGGGATGGTAATTTTAGTTTGGAAAAATATGATCCTGTTTCTTTACAATGGGTAAATGTGAGAACACAGAGCGGGAACAGAAGCCAGAATTATAGCTTGACTGAGGAGAACACGTCTGAAAGTATTGCCAGTTACAGAGTTACTTCTACTGAATTTAATACAGGTGTTTGGAGCGGTGAAAACGAGAAGCAGAGAGGCTATATAACCATTCAAAGCATTGGAGGAGATTATACGGGCCATGTATTGATCACCGAATATGTTAGTCCTACAGTAGTGAAAGGGACTGTAAAAAAACAGTTAGCTTCTACAGACGAAACCCGCGATTTTGCTTTTGCTGCTTGGAATGGTGAAAAAGGGTATCCTTCTGCAACAGGCTTTTATGAAGACCGGTTAGTATTTGCGGGAAGTAAAGGATTTCCGCAGACATTCTGGACAAGTAAAACAGGAGACTATTATAACTTTGGAACAAGCATTCCATCTGCCGATGATGATGGAATTACGGCCACTTTAAACGGTGGACAAATGAATGGCATTAAGGCAATTATAGCTTTTGGTGAAATGCTGCTGTTAACAGCCGGCGGAGAATTTAAAGTAAGTGGCGGCGGCAAAGCCATTACAGGAAGCAATGTTTTAAGTCAACCGCAGGAATATAGGGGTGTGTCAGATGTTAATCCTGTCACTATCGGCAGCAGGATTATTTATGTGCAGCACCAGGGCAATATCATACGTGACCTTGCTTACAGCTATGATGTTGATAAATATACCGGTGATGATTTAAATTTATTGGCTTCGCACTTGTTTGAAGGGCATAAAATAATATCTATGACCTATCAGCAGATACCTAACAGTATTGTTTGGTGTGTGCGTGATGATGGTTTGCTGTTAGGGCTTACCTACATAAAGGAACAGGATATCTACGCATGGCACCAGCATACCACGGCAGGCGGGAAGTTTGTTAGTGTATGTAATATCGGAGGGTCAACAGAAGATAAGTTATATGCAGTAATTGAGCGTGGCGGGCAGTATTATGTGGAAATAATGGAAAGCCGTGATAAAAGTACTAATGTAGAGGATCAGTTTTTCGTAGACAGTGGTATAACCTATGAAGGAGAGCCGGCCGGTGAAATATCAGGTCTTGAGCATTTAGAAGGGTATACTGTGGCTATATTGGCTGATGGAAACGTACTTCCTCGGCAAACTGTAGAAAACGGCAAGGTTCTTCTTGGAAATAAATATAAGAAGGTCCATGTAGGGCTGCCTATAGATGCGGAAATAAAAACACTGCCTATAGATTTTACAGCTCAAGATGGCACATATTTAAGTCGGAAGAAACGAATTGCTACAGTTACATTATTACTTAAAGATAGCCGTGGTGGATTGTTTGGAATGAAGGAGAATGAGTTAGATGAATTTAAATGGCGCAGTAATGAAGCCTATGGGGAACCGATTAGTTTGCAAACAGGCAAGTTTAAAGTAACGATCAAGTCTGCTACTTATGATGAAACTCAGCAGATAATAATTAAACAGCCTGACCCGCTGCCGATGACTGTATTATCTTTGATTCCGGAAATAGAAGGGTAAGGTGTATTATGGCAAAGTATGAATTTGTAAAGCCCACAAGGGCAGATGCTGAGTATATAGCGGCTAATCTTAAACCAGATAATTACAGTGAACTATTTTGTGCTATTGGCCCTAACGCTCTTGAAGATATTTCAGATGGATTGAAGCACAGTGATGAAATCGGTTGCCTGCATATTGACGGTATACCCGCTGCTGTATATGGAGTGAGAAAAGCTTCGATAATGAGCGACGAGGGGCGCGTATGGTTGCTTATGACGAAGGAAATGGAGAACCATAAGGTATTTGTCGGAAGGCAGACTAAAAAGGCTGTAAGAGAGCTTTTAAAGAGATACAACAGGTTATATAACTGGGTCAACGTTGGAAATGATAATATAATGCGTTGGCTTAAATGGCTTGGCGCAGAAATACATGAACCAGCGCCGCATGGAGTTTATAATCTGCCGCATCACTTTTTTGAGTTTAGAAAGGATGATGAATAATGGGCGTAGCGGCAACAATAGGCGCCACTCTTTTGGGTGGCTTTATTTCGGGCAGAGCGCAGCAGCAGCAATATAACGCTGCCGCTCAACAGGCAGAGGTAAATGCTCAGATAGCGAATCAGAACGCAGATAAACTGCAGGCACAGGCTGAAGAACAGTCTAAGTCAAATACTATCAACGAAGAAAACAAACGCCGGCGTATGAACGCTATGTTAAGCCAGCAGAGGGCTAATATAGGCGCTTCTGGTATAACAGCTTCAGGCAGTGCGGCAAACGCTTTAGCTGATAGTGCGTATAATATGGAAACAGAGCTTGCTATTGAACGCTATAATTCAAGGCAAGGCGTTGAGAATATTTTTCAGCAGTCTACTGACCTTGTTAATCAACGTGATATCTATAATCAAAATGCACGCAATTACCGTAAAGCCGGTAAGCGTGCACTTATGAATAATATGCTTATGAGTGGGTTATCCCTTGCAGGTAGTTTATACAGTCCTAAGAGCGCAGGAAAGCAAGGTGCTTCCTCCAGTTCTTCAACTCCTAGTGTAACAACAGGTGCTACATATCAATTCAACAGTAGTGGAACTGGCTATAGGCAAGGCAATTACAGTTATTTCCCGATGAAGCCGAAAACTTACTTCTAAAGTGAGTTGATAAAGAGAGCATAGTTAAGTAATACGGACTGTACTTGCATTAATACGGACTGTGCTTGCATTAGGACGGAATGTATTATATAATAAACGAAAAGAGATAGTTTGATATTGGCGTGTCAGCTCTCTCCTGAATAAGTTAAAACTTGAAAAGAGATAGTTTAACGTGTGGTAGCGTTAGCTCATCTCGTAACAAGAATGTGATTGAAAACGAGCCCGCGACCTTACGTTGGGCTTATTTTCTTGCTATCTTACTGCAAGAATAATGGTAGCCACGAGAATACCAAACGCTATCATTAGGGATAATGCTTGATATATGCTCATAGGATCACCACCAATCAGTTACGGACTGATAAGCCAACATAGTTAAACTATCTCGGACAACATTATAACACACCTTTAAGCGCTTAACAATTTGTTAAAGCGCTTTTTCTATACCCAAAAGGAGGCTAGAACATGGCAATCGACATTTTCCAAGTAGGTGCGCAGTTAGGAGCGCCGGCAAGTAAAGTATCTAATGTCCGCTATGATAACAGCGGTCAGCAGGCTGTTGCAAGAGAATCATCCCAGACCGGTAGAATTATTCAGGCCGGTGTTGAGCATGTAAGAGAGCAGATCATAAGAACCGACGTTCTGCAGGCTAATAATGAGTATGTAAAACGTACTAACGATCTAAGAATGCAGTTGATGCAGAAAAAAGAAAAAGGCGCTCTTGACATTGTCGGTGAGTATGAAGCTGGTGAAAGAAAGATACGCAGCGAGCTTATGGCTCAAAGTCCTCAAAGCGTAAAGTACGGCAAAGGTGCTATGTTATTTGATTACAGCACCCAGCAAACTGATAATGCTAATCGCAGAGTTTTGGGGCAATACAGAGCGCAGCAGTTTGAAGCCTGGCAGAATACTACTTTTGCTAATTCTATAAATAGTTCTGTTCAAAAGGCTGTTTTATCTCCTAATGACCCTGCAGTTATAGCCGATGTACAAAAAGAAATTGATTACGCCATAAATTCCAGATATGGAACATATGGAAGAGAAAGGCTTGATTTAGAGTATAGAAAATGGACTGGAGTATTAGGTCAGGCGTTGATAGACAGAAGTTATGCTAATGGCGATATAAATACGGCCGAAGCTTATGTTGAAAAATATGGTCCTTATATGGATCCGGGCGTAACGAGTGCCTATGCTAAAAATGTTTATGCTCGCAAACAAGAAGAACGGCTGTTTAACATGGGACAGAACCTTTATGCTACTTTTGGTGAGGATGAAGGCGCTGCACGTGATTATATCTTTGGCGATAATTTTAAAACAGAGGTTGATGGTAAGGCGATTGTAAAAGCAGCTAGTGCAGATATAGGTAATAATTATGGTGAGAATACTTGCACTATTAGTATCAATAGATGGTTGAGATCTGCTGGAGCTAAAGAAGGAAATACGTGGGCGCCAACCAATATGGAAGATGCAAAGGACAATGGAGTATTTTTTACCCAACGGAATCAGCTTCGAAATGGTGATATTGTTTATTGGGATTGGGAAGATAATGACGACAGCGATCATGTAGGGGTTTATGATGCTTCTACAGGAAAAGTAATTCAAAGCGGTACGCATGGAGTTGCTGCTTTGGATTTAGATCATTATAAAGTTTTAGGTTTTGCTCATCCGATAAGCGATGCGCCTACGTTGGAAGATAGGCAGAAGGCCTGGAACAATTATGTGCAACAGAAAAATATTAATGATGCTATTAAAGCTAATCAGCAAAATATGATCATAAAAAATATAGAACAAAGATTATGGGACAATTTTAAAACAGGTATTATTGATTCGCAGGATATGAGAAATATGGTTTTTAGTGCTTCTGGTGGAGATGCGGATGTAGAACGGACGCTATTAAAATTCGGTGATGATTTAATAGGCATTCAGACAAAAGCTGCCGCTGCGGTATCTAATAGTGGCATTTATAAATCAATCAAGGATGCAATTACGAATAGCACTGTAACACCAGCCGAAGCAGTATCGTTAATTAACCAAAACGCAACAGTCTTGGGTGAAGCAGATAGAAGCAGGTTATTGGCTTTTGCTAGAAATCAAGATCCAAGAAATAAGGATGTTGATAAACGTTTAGCTATTATAATTGATGAAACTATTGATGATAAAGTGGAACGCGGAGATTTGCAGGCTTTTCTGGATAATGCATTGCAAGATATTACTGATCCTGATGCAAGATTTGCGACAGGGAACGAAGTTCTAAAAGAGGCGTTTAAAAATCGTGCTATTTATAAAAGCTTCAATAGTAAGCAACTTGAATGGGGCTCTTTAAAGAGTAGCCTTTCACCTAATCTTTCCCCTTATATAGATATTTATCAAAAACGTAACGGCAATAATATTGATTTGGGAAGTGCAAAAACATTTTTTGGAGCTATAAACCCTAATGATTTATATCAAGTATCGGCATTGAAAAAAGTTACAGAAGAAAATAGGCCTATGGATATCCAGGAGCTCAATAAGCAGATTGCTGCTATAGCTTTGAGCAATGGTGTAGATGCAGCTCCGCATTTACTGGAGATGCCACAGCAGAATGAAACCGCAGTACAGCAAAATGAAAGTGCTCCGTGGTTCAGTGATTGGGGAGCCAGTGAGCGCACTGGTTTGGCGGCAATGAATTTCAGTGATGCTATTGAATCTATCAAACAACGTCACTTAGCGGCATTAAGAGGAGAAATTAACGAGGAGTGGTAATATGGCAAGGTCTGTATTGTACGATGTAGCAGCGGCAGGAAAGTTTATACCAGACGATTTAAAGACTAAAGCATTACAAGGAGCTAATGCAAATAATATATCGCTTCAAATGGCAGCTCGTAATCCTGATTATTATTTACCTAAAAACTTTGATTATGACTGGAATAAATATGAGAAGATCGCACCGAGAACAGCAGAGGCGTTAAAAGACCCTGTGCTTATGAGCATTGCCGGTACTAAAGCTGCAGAATTTTGGGGCGAGCAAGAAAATAACTGGAAAAGTATTACAGCGCTGAAAAATGGTTTTAAGAATGTTGCTCGCAGCGGTTATGGTGCAGTTGCACTGCTTGCTGATTTGGGTGCAGATAAAAAAGATGTTGACTTGACAACGGAATCCAAGGTTTTTAGCGCAGATACAATAGGACGGCTTTTGTATGCTGTCGGTGGAGATAAGCTAAAAACTATTGGTACTGAAGCTAAACGCATTGGTGGCAGTGAAATATTTAAGCCGGAAGAAGTAAAGGCTGAAACTGCGGCAGGCCAGTTTTATTATGACTTACTGCAGAATGCACCACAATTAGCGGCACAGGTCGGCGTTGCAATCAGTACAGGCGGCTGGAGTGCTGCTGCTTTTATGGGCAGTCAGATTGCAGGCGGCCAATATTTAGATCTTACTGAAGCTGGGGTATCTAATGACAGAGCCAGAGCTGCGGCGTCTTTAAACGCTGTTGCACAGTCTGCTCTTGAAAAAGTGGGCTTGGGCAAAGTCATGGGAGCAGGAGCAAGAGCCGCTAAAATCGCAACTATGGGCGGTAAGGCCAAAGAAGTTTTTAAAACTGCATTGACAGAAGGCATTACTGAATGGATTCAGGAATACCCAGATGCTGCTGCTGAAATATGGGCTAAAAATGCGAATCTTTCCACTCAAGAGCAAATACTTAAATTTTATCAGGAGTTTGGAGAAATCACTAAAAGAGGCGCTTATTCCGGTGCTATTGGTGCGGTGTTTGGTGGGCTTGGAGGTTCGGTAAGCATTGCCGTAGACCGTAATGCAAATAGAGTTATGCAGGAGCAGGCTGTACGTACTGCGGAAACGATGAAAAACAGTAAGGACGTAGATATTACCGCCAGCAAACTAGTACTGAACCAAACGACAGAAGAAAAGGCTTATGTAGATGCTGAAACCCTTTTTACATATGCGCAGGCAAATCCTAACCTGGATGTAAAAGATACCTTTGGTATAGAGGTTTCTGAACTGCAGGCGGCTGCTGTTCGTGGTGAGGATATTGAAATGCCAATGGGTACGTATTGTGCGGCAGAGGCTCAAAATCCTGGCTTTTTCCAGGCTGTAAGCAATAACGTAGCTTTTGAACAGGGTGGTTATACAGAAGAACGCGCCAGAAATAAAAAAGCTCTCCAAAGCGCTTATAAAAAAGCGTTGGAGAACGACGAGGAATTTAGAACTGCAGTTGATACTTTTAGAAATGAATTGACCGAAGCGGGACTAAATCAAAAGGAAACAGGTGACGTCCTGGCTATTTTAACCAGCCGTGCAATGATTGCTAATCCTGATGACCCTATGCAGTATTTCAGAGATAACCCTTTAAGCTTCAAACGAGTTGTCAGCACTCCTAATGGCCGGTATATGCAAACTAAAAGCGCTAACGAAAAATTGCTTGAGGATGAAAATAACTTTTCTGGTATCGTAGATGAATATAAAGCCGGTACGTTGAACGAAACGAAACCATATAAGGTAATGACTACGCCGCTTGCGATAAACCTTGCAGGCGGTAAAATTTTGCCTGTAACTATTGACGGTGGCAGGATCAACCATATTTTTGAAAAACACTTTGATGGTATGACACCGGACCTTTTGAAACAATTACCACGGGCATTTGCTGATCCTATAATGGTATTAGATTCTTATTCAGGGCGGAAGGTGGTAGTGCTGGATTTGAAAGATGCGCAAGGCTCTACTATCATTGTTCCACTTGATCTTGATGTAAGCCGTGACCGTTATAAAGTAAATGCCATTAACAGCGCTTATGGTAAAGGCGGTGCTAATGGCACAAATTATAATTGGTTTATTGAGCATAATATCAAAAAAGGCAGAGTTGCATATGTAAATAAAGAAAAAACCGCCAAGTGGTTACAGTCTGATAGCAGCGATTCCGCTATCAAAGGCACCGACCTTGACGGTTTTCTTAATAATAGTATACCAGATGAAAATGCACTCCGCAAGAGACGAGAAGAAATGCAGGGATACTACCAGACCGAAGGAAAAACTAAAGGCGCTATCACCTGGGACGAAGAAGGCAAAGCAATTATCAGCCTGTTTGAAGGTGCTGATATGAGTACTGTTATTCATGAAGCTGTTGGCCATTATTTTATTGAGAACCTCATGCGTGAAGGGGCACTCCCTAATGCTACAGAGCAGATGAAAAAAGACCGTCAGACTATGCTTGATTATGCCGGTGTCACTAAAGACTGGGATAGCTTGTCGCAGGAAGAAAAAACAGCAGCACATGAACGCTGGGCAGAGGCCGCAGAAACTTATATGCTTGAAGGCAAGGCACCTTCAAAAGAGCTGCAGCCGGTATTTAACAGGTTCAAAAAATGGCTGCTTGCTGTTTATAACGCCGTTTTTTCGGATAAGCGCAGTAAAAATGCTGTTCCAATCAACGATGAAGTAAGGCAGGTTTTTGACAGGATGCTGGCCAGTGAAGAGCAAATATCAGAAATGGAGCGTATTGACGGTTATTTTTCTGCTTTGCCAGATGTTGTGTTAGATGCACTTTCAGAACCACGTAAGCAAATGCTGCGTAATTTTGCTGCTAAAGCTCACGATAAGGCAGTACAGTTATTAACAAAAGAAAGCCTTGTTAATTTCAATCAGGAGCGTAAAGACCGGATTCAAAAATATCGTGAAGATGTAGAGCCGCAGGTCAAAGAAGCGATTGCAAAACAGCCGTTATATATGGCTTCGGAGCAGATACTTGATATTGCATCTGATTTAAAAACAGCTAAGGGAGTAGCTAACAGATATTTAGAAGGCAATTTTGATGAAAGTAAAATGGCAACTTTTGATATGATTGCTGAAGCTAATGGTTTTACTTCCGGTGACGAGCTGGCTAAAACGATTATGTCAGAACCATCTTTTAATGGTGCGGTTAACAGACATATTGATGAAATGGTGCAAGACGCCTTCCCTGATATTTACAAAGAGAGAGGGCTTGCTGAAGAAGCTGCACGTGATGCTATGTATAATGACGAGAGCGGTCTTTTGATAAATACAGAAGCACAGCTTATTGAGGATAAAGCACAAGGCTTGTTAAAGGGTCAGCGTGATGCTGAAACTCTTAGAAAACTTGCTGTTGCACGCAGGCAAACAGCTAAAATCCAGGCGCAAATGGACCTGCAGAATAGAGTAAAATTAAAGGAGGCTTTGAATACCCAAAAGTATATTACTGCCGAAAGAAACGCTGCGGCTAAAGCTGCTGTGGCATTGGAAAATGATGATTATTCTGCTGCGGTCCGATATAAAAACGTCCAGGCGTTTAATCATGCTTGTGTAGTTGAAAGCGTAAGACTGCGTAATCAGTATGCTAAGTGGCAGAATTATTTCAGGAAGCAGGCTAAAGCTAAAAGGGAAACGTGGGGTAATGAAAGAAACTTTATTCAAGCAGCAGCAATTATGGAAAGGTTCGGTTATAAGCGTAAAGATTATTCTGATTTTGAAAAGACAGAAACTTTATCAGACTATCTGAATGATATGGATGATCTTTATGACAATGTTGCAGTTGCTGATTGGATAATGGATGAGGATGTTAGCATTACAAATCCTCGTGAACGTATGACGGCAAGTCAGCTTGAAGATGTAGTAAACGCGCTTAAAAATATCAAAGCGATCGCTAAACAGGAAATGAGTATCAATGCTTTACAGAAAGGTGCTACCTATGCTGAATTTAAAGCTGAAGCACAGGAAACACTTAATAAACTGAAAACTATCTGGAAACCGCAGGTTGGCGTTGCACAGCAGCCTACAGTAATGGAGAAGCTAAAAGCATCTTTGCGCAGTACGGACAATCTTTTTGAAATGATGGACGACTGGCAGTATGGATTTTTCAGCAAACATTTTGGCGCAGCTATTCGAGAAGCAGCCGATAATGAAACAAGAAAAGTTTTAGAATATGAGGAAAAAACAGCGCAGGCTTACAGGGAATGGCTGCCGGATAAAGCTGCAGAAAAGGCGGCCGATTATCAGGAAAAATATGACGAGCTAGGTACTTCTGTAGATAAGCACGTTTTAGTAAAAATGCTTATGAATTTAGGAAACGAGAGCAGTGCCAGAGTATTGTGCAGCACTAGACCGGTAGGCTTTGAAAGTTCTGCCTTGTGGGTAGATAGCGATATCGTACAGACTAAAATCAATTTACTTGACTTCTTAGGGCGTAATCTTACTGAAGCGGATATAAAATATGCACAGGCTAAGATAGATATTGCAGAGATGTACTGGTCTGAAATGGAAGCTCTTGAAACTCGTTGGACAGGTTTTAGTCCTAAGAAAGTAGAAGCGTCGCCTGTAGAGCTGACGTTATCAGACGGCAAGACTGTTGTTATGCGTGGCGGTTATTTCCCGCTGATGCGTGACGGTGATACTGGTTCTAAACACGCTGGGCAAGAAGTTATTTCTGATACTGACCCCAGACAAGGCCGCAATATTAGAACAATGAGCACCAGACGAGGCCATTTAAAAGAACGTGTTAAGGCTAAATATCCTGTTAATCTAAAACGTGGAGCAGAGTTTAATGTTGCTATGGATGCGATACATGATCTGTGCTTCCGTGAGGTTATGGGCGATTTCCGCAAAATTATGAACGATCAGGAAATGTATACTCTGATTAAAGAAAAATTAGGCCTGGCCGATTTCTCCGCCTTTAAAGAATATCTTGAACGTGCGGCAAATCCTCAAGGTACTAACAGCGGTTCTGTTGGTGAAAGCTGGATGGGCAGTGTTGCTAATTGGCTTAGGGCTCGTACTGTAAATGCTGCTATTATGCTTAACCTTAAAACTGCCGTTCAGAACTTGGGTAATCCCTTGCTTTATGGTAATGCTGTAGATGGTTTTGGATATAGTGATGTCGTTGCCGCTGTGAGCAATTACAGTATGAATATGCAGCTTGCAGAGGGCTATAAATCGGCTAAGGAATTTGTTTACAGTAAATCCCCTTGGATGAAAGAAAGGTCTGTGCTTCCTGATATTTCCCTGCGGGATATGAAAGAAATGGAAAGCCTGAATCCTATAGAAAAGAAAGCTGTTGAATTTGGCACAAGATTGCTGGTCGCTACTGATAATCTTTCTGCTATTCCGGTATGGATGCAGGCGTATGGCAAAAAAATAAGGGCTGGTGCAGGCGAAGCAGAAGCGGTGGACTTTGCCAATACGGTTATTAGACGTACACTTGGCAGCAGCAGAGTCACGGAGGTTGCACCGCTTTTGCGTGGCGGACCTATGCTTAAACTGTTTACTACCTTCCAAGGCTTCTTCAATACACAATATAATCAGTGGGCCAGAGAGTATAATATCTTCTTAAAAGAAAAAGACATAATGCGTCTTACTTCGTTTGTGGGAGCTAAGTTTGTAATGTTTGCTTTTATAAACTTGATGTTGTCGGCCGAAGATCCATTTGAAGAAGATAAGGATGAATATAAAAAGATATCAAAAGAACTGCTTACTTACCCTATGAGTTTAGCCGGACCGGCTGGGCAGGTTGGTAATGCTATCTGGAGCAGGGCTTTAGGCATGCAGACTTACGGGTATAGAATGACTGCGGTACAAGGCACGATAGAGCAAATGGAACGTGCCGCCGGTAAGGTGCAAAAGGTTTACCAGGACAAAGCAGATTATGACGAATTGGTTGAGCCTACTGCTACATTTGTTGGAACAGCATTAGGCGTGCCTGCACAGTTAAACAAATTATTCTTTAACGGATATGATATCTTGTTCAATGATATGGAGCCGGAAGTTGGCGACATCTTTAGACGTCGGCCGAAAAAAGAACGGTAAAATAAAAATACCCCCTCAAATTTGAGGGGGGTTATATTTATTGGAAGTTATGTTCGTTTTTATATTTTTTTAGTACAACTGTTTGATAAAATTCGTGAGTTAGTTTATAAGCTTTCGGCATATGTTGAGCGTTAAAGATCGAAATGTATGCTCTTAAATGCAATTCAAAATTTTTATCATTAACATTTAAATATAAATTCATTATATCAGATGTTAATTTATTTGCGAATAAAGATTCTAATTCTTCTATTGTTACTAAATCAGAATCACAGTTATTATTTAGCACATCAGAATATTCTCTGTACTTTGCATCTAAATATTCTTCTACTGCTTTTTTGTCAGAACCAGTTGCATTACAGTAATCGTTTAAAAATTCTTTGCTAGATACGGTTAACATGGTATGTTCAAGTTTCATAAAATTATGAATAAATCCATATGCATACATCAAAGAATGATAATATGGTAATACATATAAAAAAAGCATATCATTTTCCATTGCTTCTTTGTAACGAATATTAACTGAATTGGAAAAAGTGGTTTCATATGGAGTGTGTGCAAATCCTAAAAGTGCTTGTACATAAAATGAATAATATCCATCTAATATATTTAAATTTTCAAAGGCAAGTTTTAATCTAGCCGTAATATAATCTCGTACGGGGGTGTGTCTAGCATATGGATAAGAAAACACTTTATTATCTTTTGTGGAATTTCCTTTATTAGATATTTTCCATAGTAAGAAGGCAATAATTATTAAAAGTATTATAATCATTTTAGGTAACTCCTTTTTCACAATTATAACACATTTATAAATTATTGAAAATAACACTTGACTTTATGCCACACATAAATATATAATAAATGTGTGGCATAAAGCGAGGTGAAATTATGAGCCCCAAAACAGGTAGACCAAAAGCAGATAACCCAAAGGCGATAAAGTATAGTATAAGAATTGATGAAAAAACAGAACAACGTTTAGTTGAATATTGTCTTAAACACAATATAACTAAGGGTGAAGCTATTCGTCAAGGGATACATTTACTTTTGGGAGACAAAAAATAAGACGCTGCCCAGTCGGTCAAAACAGGAGCAACGTCTTACACCAGAGGTTTCCCTCTGTGAAATAGTCTATCATAGAGGGCGACTTCTTTCAAGTGAAAGGAGTAGTCAATATGAATAACATCAACCGTTTAACCTTGGACAGTCGTGAAGTAGCAGTAATGTTAGAAAAAGAACATAATCATTTATTAAGGGATATAAGTGTTTACGCCAAATATCTTACTGAGACCAAAATTGGACTCAGTGATTTTTTCCAAGAATCCACATATAAAGACATTACTGGTCGCACATTAAAGAAATATCAAATAACCAAGAAAGGCTGTGAGTTTTTAGCTCATAAGCAAACCGGTCGCAAAGGATCGTCGTTTACCGCATCTTATATCAACCGTTTTCACGAAATGGAAGCACAGCTAAGCAAAAAGCCTTTGCAGCAAACACTTATTGAAGAACCTTATAAGCCTACGGTAAAATATTGGAAAGGCGTACCGGTGTTAACTAAGTTAGACGTAGCTATGATTTTAAATGTTGATGCGTCGGCGATTCAAAATTATATTCGTAGACCGTGGTTTATGACAGAGAATGTAGATTTTTACTTTTTGCGTGGACATGACTTATTCGAGTACCGCAGAGAGAATAAAATCAAGTCTACAATCGCTGCCTTAATAGTACTTACCGAAAGTGGAGTTAGAAAGATATACGAAGCGAGAAATCGAAAATTTACACCTGCTGAATTGTTCCCAGTAAAATCGTCGTGTGAGCCACAAAGACCTATGCTTGTTAATGCGCCTATGAATATGGAGCTGCAGAAGAAGATAAAGGATTTAGAAGGCAAGCTGATTGCTTTGCATGAAGTATTAAAACTTTATAACTACTGTAACACGCCTGAAAAATCGCAATGCTTCGCCACAACAATAAAAGACATAGGTATAAAAATATCGTGTGATGCACTTGATGTAATCAATACAAAGCTTAGTTTAATTCCTGCCGAGGGTGTCGGTTAAATCTACTCCCTTCCTGTTGGGTATTTAAAATTTTAAAAAGTTTCCGACAAAATGCCCTTTAACAAGAGTTAAAATAGTAATGTAAGGTTATTGGATATGAGAGCAGAGGCGATGTAAAAAAATTAAAAATGTATCCGACAAAACCACTATAAAAATGAGTTAAAATAGTATCATAAAGTTAGTTAGAACTTAATAGAAAGCGCTTACTTCGGTAGGCGCTTTTTTATTTGGAAGGAGAGGCTTATGGAAACAAAACATAGTAACAAAGAGCAAGTTTTAAATTTATTTCAAAGTATGATTAATGAATTAAGAACTAAAAATTTTAAGAATGAAGATTACAGATTGTTTGGTGAAATTTTTGCAAGATTAGGAAGTATTTGCCATGATCTAAAAGAGTTTGAATCATCTGCAATGCTTTTAGAAAAAGCATTATCTAAAAATCGAGGCGATCTATTAAGCGAATCCGAAGAACATGATTCTTAATGTCATTAATTATTAAAACTGAAAATTTCTAGTATTAATAATTGGAGGTATATTTTTATGCAAAATTTTGCTGCAATCAAAAATGGTCAAGTTATAGGTTGGGCTAATGACAGAGACACTTTGATAAAAGATCTATTGAAAAAAGGGATATTAAAAAACTGTGATATAAGTCAGAAAGCTTTACCAGATGTTCTTAGAATTATTGAAGAACTGACAGAAAAAGTACAGGCTCTGCAAATTGAAAATAAACAACAAAAGCAGATTATAAATGAAATGCAACCTCGAATAAGCTATTGCGATTTTATCCTAAACAATAATATAAAGATGTCGGTAACGCAGATTGCAAAAGACTATGGTATGAGCGCAAAGAAAATGAATAGCCTGCTTCATGAGTTAGGTGTTCAGTATAAACAAGGCGGTATATGGTTTTTGTATGAAAAATATCAGTGTGACGGATATACCCAAAGCAAGACTTTTTCTACTGCTGACGGTGAAAATAGATTTCATACTTATTGGACGCAAAAAGGGCGACTGTTTATTTATCACTTATTGAAGAACAAAGGCGTACTTCCAGTTATAGAACAGGAGTGAAATTATGGATAAAGAGGCTATCATACAAGACCAAATAAATTTACTGTTGGAGGAGCAGAAAAAGGCTGCATCTTTGGACGAGAAGTTAAAGATAGCATCAACTATAGCCAGTATGCTAAATGCTACTGTGGTTAAAGATGCTCCGTCCTCAGCAAAAATATAGGGGGGCGAGCATATGACTGTACAGAATACGACAGTTAAAGATATTTATGTTGGTAATGGAGCGACAACGAAATTCCCAATAACATTTCAGATGACGGATCATCCTGAATATATAAAAGTATATATTACAGGTGATGATAGCGTTGCCGTAGAAACGGAGAATTTTTCTGTTGATCTTGGAGCTAAAACAGTTACTTATCCAGCTAATGGCGATCCGCTGCCTGATGGTCATAAAATAACTATTTATCGTGAGCTACCATTGTATCAGCTAATGAACCTGGTTAATCAAGGTCCGTTTTTTGCAGAGAATATTGAATTGTCTTTTGACGATCTAACTTTTATATGTCAGCAATTAAATGAAAAATTGAATAGGACATTATCTGCTGGTATTGATGTAAGTAATTTTAATAATACTTTTCCGGTAAAGGCTGGAATGAGTTTTAGAATCAATGATGCTGGTGATGGGCTTGTGCTGACGGAGGACCCGGCGAGGGTGTTACCTTTAGCTAAAGATGTATTAGAGCAAACGAAACAGGTCAAAGAGAGCGCCGTTAACGAAACAACAAATATTAAAAATACTGCAATCGAAGAGCTGACCGCTATAAAAGATGCTGCAGTAAATGAGACTACGGAAATAAAGGACGAAGCTGTCGCTGCTAAAAATACCGCTGTTGGAGCTGCGGCTACTGCGGCAGAAGATGCTGTTAATAACGTTCAAACGTTACTTGATGAAAAAGTGGCTGCCGCAGAAAACGCAAAAAGTGCAGCTGTTTCTTCTGCTGAATCTGCATTAGCAAGTAAAAATGCTGCGGCTGCATCACAGTCGTCTGCTGCTGCCAGTGCAGAAACAGCCCAGGCTTCGGCAGAATCAGCTTCTAGCAGTGCTAATGCTGCATTAGCAAGTAAAAATGCAGCATTAACAAGTGAGAATAATGCGAAAGCGAGTGAAACCAAATCTGCAAAAAGTGAAGAAAATGCTAAGGCTGCTGAAACTGCTGCAGAAAATAGTAAAAAAAGTGCTTCAGATTCCGCTAGTGCGGCTTCTAGTAGTGCTGAATCTGCATTAGAATCTAAAACGTTAGCTGTAGCATCAGCAAATTCAGCTTCTGCGAGTAAGACAAGTGCAGAAAGCAGTGCTAAATCAGCAGCATCTTCAGCAACTACAGCTACAAGGCAGGCAGATAGAGCGCAGGATATTGCTGATAGCTTAGAAGGTTTAGCCGGTATTACTGGTATAGCGACAACAGAGGAAGCTATCGATGGTGTAGTTGATAACAAAGCAATGACGCCGTTAAAGACGAAAGAGGCTATAGAGCAAGGTACTAATGTTTTTACAGCTTTAAATACTTTCAGAGCAAACATTGCTGTATCAAGTGGCACAACAGCAGGCAGTCAAGGACAAATTATTTTAGGCAACAAACCCCAATCAGCAACAGTACAAGCGAATATTATATCTAGCACAACAGGGGCGTTAAACTATATTGCGACAGAAAACGCTGGACACTATTTCAGAATTGGCAATAATACTGCGTCTACATCAATAACTACTAACGACAGTAAAACAGCAATCCTTTCACATAATGCCTTTGAATTTGCGCGAATAACAAATGTCGGTGTTGCGAAGTGGTTAGGTAATGCAAATACCGCTACGAAACTAGAAACCGCCCGCACAATAAACGGCGTAGCATTTGACGGTACGAAAGACATAACCATATACAATACAGAAGGACACTTGGTGTTCCCAAATGGTGCTGAATTTTGGATAGGGTGATATTATGGCAGAATTAGCAAAGAAATTGAATTTTAAAAAAGATGGCGTGCAACAAACGGCGAAAGCCTACTCTACTACTGCCGAAGTTGGGGAACATTGGGTAAATGCTAAGATAGACGGCGTTCCTGCTTATGTTGCTATTGGAGATATAGCAGACAGCAGAGCGACAAGCGGTAGGGTTAAAGGTAGTGGTGGCGATTCATACGCTATATTAAACAGTGGAAAGCCTCCCTACAATAAGGTTGAATATAGAACTCCAGGTACTTATACTATTACATTTGCTGCTGGAGTTACAAGTGCTAAAGCAACTGTTGCTGGTGGAGGCGGCGGTGGAGGTGGCGGTTCGTATAATGGTACAGGAGGTACTGGTGGGAGCGGTAACCTAATTGTAGGCGTGAAATCAGTTACCTCTTCTACACCTTACAGTGTTATTGTTGGAGCAGGAGGTACAGGAGGTGCTGGCGGGAGCGGATCTTTTGGCAAAGGAAGCCAAGGGGCTAATGGTAATGCGTCATCTGCATTAGGTATAACGGCCAATGGCGGTGGAGGCGGTGGTGGTGCTTCGGCAGGCAGTAATGGTAGTACTGGAACTAGTTATGGTTCTGGTGGAGCAGGAGGCGCTGGTGGTAATAGTGCTTCTATAGGGGGTACTGGAGGTACTGGAGGTACTGGTAATAACGGCTGGGTAATTATAGAATACGGTGGTGATATTTAAATGGCAAAAAATAGATTCGCACAGCCATTGTACGGTAAGATAATTTATATTTATGAAACTAATTTAACAATGGAGCAGTTACCTACTATTTTCGATCCATCAACGTATTGGATTGATGTAACAGGCTTAGACTGCGAAGTAGGTTATTTAGTTAGTTTTAAAGAAGGTGTAGGGCTTGTTTTAGCACCACCGCCTAACGAAGAATATACATTTGAAGAGTTAAAAGCCCAAAAGCTTGAACTTGTTGACGCATGTACAGCAGATAAAATTACTGGCGGTTTTATTTCTCAATGCACCGGTAGCCCTGTGAGGTATGATAGCGATAAAGATACTCAGCTTACGATGCAGGGAATTGCACTGAATGTCAGCACAGAACGTTTTGCAAACGAATATCCGTTAGGATGTCCAGTCCGGGGCTATAAAGAAGGGGAAACTGAAAAAACAATACAGTATCTTAACGCTACTCAGGTATATACCTGGTGTGCTGATTTATCGTCTCATATAGGTGCTTGCAAGCAGCAAGGATGGATTAAACAGGCACAAGTAGAGGCAGCGTTAAGCAAAGAGGATTTGGACGCTATTATATTAGATTAGGCGGTGCGTTGATATGGCAGAAGGAGATACTAGAAGAATTTTTGAACGGTTAGATCAAATGGGTCAGGAGATAACTAGGCTCGTTGTCTTGGGTGAGGCGAAAAATAGACAATGTGATCAGCAAGAAAAAACAATTGCCGATCACGAGGAGCGTATAACAAACTTAGAATGTCAAAGCGGCTGCATCCGCGGAAACGTAAGTTTACTGGCTTGGTTGGCGACATTAGCGGTAGCTGTTTATGGTGTAGTTATAAAGTGAGTGATCAAAGGGATAAGTGATATTTATGTTTGAGAAACTAAAAAACTTAATAGTGAGTGCCAGAAACAAAGTAGCCTCAATGTCGCCAAAAATAATGGCTGTCATTGTAGGCTATTTTATTGCAGTCGTTTTACTGATACTGACCTATTACGCTGCGTGGATGTATATGTGGTTGTGGTTGGATAAAATTGTTATGTCTGATCTTCTAGCACTGATAAGAGAGGTTATAGGACCGGCTATGGTTGCATTTATTACTTTTATAGCTACGAGTTTAGTAGATAAAGACGGGGACGGTGTTCCTGATAAGTTTGAAAAGAAAGTAGGAGATAAAAATGCTGAGTGAACATTTTAGTGAAAGTGAAATGAGCTGTCACCACTGTGGACAACTTCCTGCTGGTGGTATTAGTGGAGTTCTGCTTGATGGGTTGGAAAGATTGCGTACTATTGTGGGTAAACCTATATATGTAACTAATGCATATCGTTGTCCAGAGCATAATGCTGCTGTAGGCGGCGTATCAAATAGCCAGCACGTACAGGGAACTGCAGCGGATATCTATGTTGACGGTATGGGGGTATGGGAACTGGCGAATATTTGCAAACAGATTTTTGACGGTGTTGGGGAGTATTACGGTCAGGAGTTTGTGCATGTGGATATGCGTGACAATGGTAATTCTACCGGTGTATATCTTTGGGACGATCAGGAATAAATATTTGGAAGGAGGTGACTAATATGGAAAAACAGCGTATTTTGATTTGGGCTGGTATTGCTCTTGCGATTTTGGTAGGGTGCATTACTTATTACAATCTGTAAGATAAAACCCAGCCACAGAATTAGCCTGTGCGTTGTTTTATCTCTAAAACACTAGGAAATATAAGTGGGAGTATAGAAAACGGCGCACAGGTTGATTATATTGAAAATAGAACTATCTTAATGATAATGAAATAGAATTTAATTTGAAAGAAGGGCAGAAAGTGAATGAAGAAAAACAAATCAGGTATAGCAAGTATCTTATTATTAGTTTTGCCCTTATTGCTGTGCTTATCATTTTCTTTGAATTGTTTTGCGGAGGAACTTCCGGAAACAATAATGATGTCCAGGGAACAGTTCAACGAATTGCAGACGATAATAAACAGACAGGAAAATCTGTTGATAGGGCTATCGAACACGTTGGAACTGCAGCAGATGAACTCGAACGAGCTGAAGAAGCTAATCGAAGAGCAGCGTTTATCTTATCAGAAGATAAGGAGCGAGCTAATGCTTGCGCAGGAATCATTGTCGAACTCCAAAAAAACAATAGCAGAGCAAAACAAATCCTTGCAGACGTTGAGCGAGCAAATAAAGAAGCAGAAGGACGTTAACCGGCGCAGAGAGCGACAGAAAGCATTTTGGGGCGGTGTGGTCGGTTTGTTTGTTGGTGCTACCCTTAAATAGCAAAAGCCTACCATTAATTTGGTAGGCTTTTTTTAATTCATATAAAGATTGAAAAGTGGTCGCACTTTTGGACGCACTTTACCGCTTTTTGATGCGATTTAGCGACTGTTTACTAAGCATTGGAAGATTTGAAAAGATAAAATAAAAAACCGTCAAAGCCCTTGAAAAGTAGGCTTTGACGGTACTTTTCCATTGGTACGCCCGAGTGGAATCGAACCACCGCACACGGCTCCGGAGGGCTTGTTGTAAGCTTTAAAACCATTGATATAACTAGCTTTGTTGATTTATGGTCGCAGTTTTGGTCGCACTCTTTGTTTTTTTCTTCTGAAAAAGGTCTATTATATGTCTGTTAAATCCTGGCATTGCATGTCCATACATTTTAAGTGTTGTGTTTGCATCAGCGTGTCCAAGACACCTTGATACTTCTAAGATGGGTATATCTTTGGTGAGTGCTGCTGTTGCAAATGTATGCCTGAATGTATGGATATTTTTATTTACTCCGGCCAACTCACATATCTTTACCCAAGCACGTCGGATATTTCCATAGTTAAGGGCTTTGCCGCTTTCGGTACAAAATACGAAGCCGTTTATATAAGTGATTTTACCGCTTGTCTGCATAGCTTTTAGTCTTTCTATGCATGCATCATAGACAATCGGAATATAACGTATACCGGCTTTTGTTTTAGGATCATGGAATACTTGACCAGTACCACTGTCTTTTGCGCGTTGTATACAAATTTCTCTTTTATCAAAATCAATATCTTCCCATTTTATTGCAAGAAGTTCACCTATCCTGCAGCCAAGTACTAGGAGCAAATAAAATAATGTGTAGTATTTTTTATAGTATTTATTGGTCCGTAGTACACGGAAGATGCGAAGCAGTTCACTAAAAGAAAATACTGACATTTCTTTATATTTGATTTTCACCGGTTCAACAGCTTGCATTGGATTATATTGTACCATTCTCAGAGCCACAGCTTTCTTGTAAGCGGCGAAAAGTAACTTATGTATCTTACTTATTGAAGAGGTACTTAAAACACCGTCATAGCTATTATACAGCTTTTGTATTTCTTTGCCGCTGAGCTGGTCAATGGGTATATGTGCAATAGGAGCAAGCTTATTAGCACTTTGTTTTTGCCTTGTAAAACTGTTACTGCGTAGGTGTGGTTTTTGATATGTTTCTAAAAATTCTATTACCCACTCTCCAATGGTAATTGTAGAGGATGTAAGATTTCCTTTATCACGTTCTGCACGAATTTCTTTCTTAAATTCTTTGGCTTCTTTTTCGGTGGCAAAGCGTTTACGGTGACGTTTACCGTCGTTGTCACAATAGTCGTAACAATATTTTTTTCGTGCTTTGTCGTACCATATTGTTCCGTCGCCGTACATTGCTTCACTTCCTTTTTTTATTATATTTTTTGGGATGTTTTTACAAACTTATAAGGTAAGAATGTATATCAGACAGTTCGCGTTGAATATAGCGCAAGTCGTGATATATATCATCCATACCAGATTTAATAAGCCAAAGGCTATCAATTTCTTGTGATATTAAATTTATTTGATACGCTTGGAAACAAAGCATACATATGATAATTAATAACAAAATGTTAGTAAGATTAATAGTGTTAATTTTAAATTTATTATCCATAATTTAGTGCCTCTATACTTATAGTTTTTATTAAATTCATTTATGACGTTGAGCTTCAAGTTCGTCAACAAAACAATAGTTATCAAAGTCATTATTTATAATATGCTCCTGCTCATGCAGAAGAGTTTTTCTGTTTGCTTCATAGGTAAGACGTGCATTTAAGACACATATTTTTTCTCCATCCGCATTTGTAACGCAATATCCACCTATTTTGCAAGGAAGGTCTGCAAGAACCACCCTTGATATCATGGTTATCACTCCTGTTACTCTTCGTATTCTTCTTTCTTTTTCATTCTTGAAATGAGTTCTGCAGCTACTTTTAAATCTTCCGGAGATACATTTTTGGCCGCATCAAATAATATACGCATACCTGGATTTTCATAAAGTTCTTGGGCCATCTTTGCTGCCTCAGGATCAATGTAATAACCCTGTTTTTCGGTAAGGCCATTATCTTCAATGAGATTACTTTTTTTTAATCCAAAATGATCTGCTATTTTTTGAATGGCACCCATTCGCGGTTCTTTTGCACCACTTTCCCATGTAGAAACAGCCTTATCCGTAACTCCCGCGATAAGGGCCAAATCTTTTTGAGATAGTTTATATTTTTCTCTTAGTAATTTTATGTTCTCTTTTATTCCCAATGATTTCACCTCTTTTTATATAATACACTGAAAGTAGAAGAAAATCAATGATGATATGGAAAAAATCTACTTTTAGCGGTTGACAATCTACTGAAAGTAGATTAGAATATTATCAGAGGAAACACATAGGAGGCGATAAAATGGAAGATATTTCGTTAAAACAAGCCAGGTTACTTAGAGAAAAGACACAAGATTATATGGCGGAACTTCTAGGAATCCATGTTCAAACGTATCGTAAACTTGAACAAAACCCAGATAATGTTACCGTTGGTCAAGCAAAGGTTATTTCGAAAAACTTAGGCTTTCCGTATGATACTATTTTTTTTAACAAGTAGCTCTACTTAAAGTAGAAGATATTGGATGAAATTGAAAGAAAGGAGGATCAGGAAGATGGAACTTGTGACGTGTGACGAGTATGCGAAAAGCAGAGGATTATCGTTGGTTACCATTCGAAGGTATTGCCGTGAAGGAATTGTCCCATACCTTCGGATTGGGAAGGTATATAGGTTAGATCCTCCGCTAGTTGATGAAGCTTTAGCACAAGTTATGCGTGAGAATATGGAATATCGATCTAATGGGATAAAGCGAAGTCGTAAGCGAAGGAAAAATTTTGATTTTGAAGCAGCGTTAAAGGCTTTATAGGAGGTTGAATTATGAAAGTACTAATCAAAGTAGCAGGAACAGCAGTAGTAATGAAAGAGAGTATTAAGGAACAGCCTTGTGTATGGTCTTTAACTGCTTTGGCTATAGCAACAGTAGTTAAGCTGATATATGACATAGGCTACGCTATGGGGCAGGTGGCAGGCTTATGATTAGAGATTTTACCGTAGCAACTACTGCAATATTTGTCGGAACATACATTGCTATTATGGCTACTGTAGTGACAGTAGGGGTGTTGAGATGATAGGCAAAAGAAAAAGAGCTACCGAAGTTGCAGCTTCGATAGCTCAGGGCGGACATGTAAATTTTACGAAGTTTAGCGTCCACCTTCATTTTAGCAAAAGAATTGGAGGATTGCAAGCATGGATAATTTTGATGATTTAGTATATTCGATTAGATATGAATTAGATGCAATGCAGGAAAATCTGAATAACACAGATGATTTGGACGGAAGCGAAGCTAAAGTAAATGTTTTGCTGAAATGGATTAAAAACAGTGCAAATACGATTGAAAATAAAATTGAAGATTGGGGTGTGTAAATATGAAACTTTATGAAATTAATCAACAATTAGAGCGGTTGCTAGAACTTGATACTGAAAGAATGGTAGATACTGAAACAGGTGAAATATTGACTGCCGAGGATATAGATCAGTTGAAGATGGATAGAGTAGAAAAGATTGAAGGCTGCCTTGTGGTTTACAAAAACAAAATGGCAGAAACAGCAGCCATTGAGGAAGAAATTAAAAGGCTGACGGAAAGAAAAGCCACCTTAAAAAATAAGGCGGAGTGGTTAAAAGGTTATGTAGCCTACGCTTTAAAGGGTGAAAAATTTGAGACTCCCAAAGGCGCAGTCAGCTACAAAAAAAGTGAGACAGTGGAAATTACCGATAAGGAGAAGCTGCCGACAGAATTTTTGAGAGTTGTTACATCAACATCACCTGACAAAGCGGCTATCAAGGCTGCGATCAAAGCTGGCAGTAAGATTGATGGGGCACAGGTAGTAGAGCATCAGAATGTGCAGATAAAGTGAGGTGGAGGACATGATTGATATATATACAAACTTAGCAACCCCGCCTACAGATGCTTTGAAAACAATCCAAGCAGGTAATCTAAGGGGAAAAAGTGATATAAACCCACAATGGAAGATTGAAGCTATTACTGCTCAGTTTGGTTTGTGTGGTATTGGGTGGAAATTTGAAATTTTAGATAAGACTATATATCCATTAGAGGATAAGCAAATATTACTGTATATGACGGTAGCTTTGTTTATCAAAAACGGTGATAGTTGGAGCGAGCCTATCATTGGTTGTGGAGGCGACTTCATTGTTCAAAAATACAAAACTGGACTTACAGCAAATGATGAAGCCTTTAAGATGTGTCTTACTGACGCGCTTGGTAACGCTATGAAAAACATTGGCGTTGCAGCAGATGTGTACAGGGGGTTTTGCGATGGTAAATATAGCGTTCGAGAAGAACGGCAATCTATTGAACCATCAACCACTAAAACATCAAATAAAGCAGAACAGCCTACACCTATAAACCAAACTAAGCCTGCGTTTCCTGACGAAAATACTGGACCACAATTTTTGATGTGTCAGGAATGCACGGTTGAAATTAGCCAAAAAGTACATGATTATAGCGTGCAGAAATTTGGTAGGCCGCTCTGTATGAAATGTCAGAAGGCAATAGCAAAATGAAGTTCACGGTTAAAGGATTGCAGACATTAAAAGGTATGGGATACATAAATTTAGTAGTACCTGTCCCTTTAACAGAGGAAGAAGAAATCAATAAAATCGATCCTGAAAAGCAGTATGTTGTAGAAGTCAAGCAATGGCGTAAAGGGCGTTCTAACGACGCTAATAAATACGCTTGGGTATTATGCCAAAAGATAGCAGAAAAGCTGTCAGAAGAGAGCTTTCACAGCAAGGAAGATGTTTACAGGAAGGCAATCAGGGAATGTGGTTACGGCAGAATATGGCCAGTGCCAACTGACGCTGTAAACAGAACTATTGAAATTTGGCAAAGTAATGGTGTCGGCTGGATAGCTGAATTGATTGGGGAGTGTCATAACATTAAAGGCTATAGCAATGTAAGAGTATATTACGGTAGCAGCGCTTATGACACGAAAGAGATGAGCCGATTTATAGATTGTTTAGTATCGATGGCAAAAGAGAATGGTGTAGAGACTAGACCGCAGGAAGAATTAGATGACCTGATCAGGGAGTGGGGCGTTAAAGATGATTCCAAAAATAAAGAGGATAAGACTTAAAGGTAAAGCTCTCAGTAAGCTTTGTGAGGAAGTATATAACCGTGACAGCGGGTTATGTGTATATTGCTCTCACTATGTTGAGCCTGGAGTTAAGCCACACCATGAGCCTTTAAAATCACAGGGCGGACAGGACAGGCTTGAAGATATGGCAATGCTTTGTAATGACTGTCATTACCTGCGCCACAATGCCGCCGAGGGCGTTGTAATTGGGCAAAAGGTAAAAGCGTATTTATCTACAAAATATGACCATCAGGAGTAAAGTGCTATGAATACTGGGTTTATTGCTTTACATCGAAAATTGTTAGATAGTCCGATTTGGCAGGTTACGACAGTTGAGCAAAAAGTAATTTTAATCACTCTGCTTTTAATGGCAAATCACAGTGAAAAAAAGTGGTATTGGCAGGGAGAAGAATTTATTTGCCAACCGGGACAATTTATAACCAGCTTGCCTAATATCGTAAAAGCTTGCGGAAATGGACTAACAGTCCAAAATGTAAGGACTGCGTTAAAAAAGTTTGAAAATATGAATTTTTTAACAGACCAATCAACAAAGACTGGAAGGCTGATAACTATAGTAAACTGGCAGGTTTATCAAGGAAAAAGGGAAGTCGATAACAGACAACCTAACAGTCAGCTAACAGACGGTCAACAGACACCTAACAGACAACCTAACAGTCAGCTAACATCTAACAATAATGATAATAATATAACAATGATAAACAATGATAATAATAATAATAACGCGCACGCACGCGAGCAAACCCAAAATGGATTAGAGGTTAACGAAAAAGAAAAAGGCTTTGAGCGATTTTGGGAATTATATCCGTCGAAAAGGAAAAAGCCTGTTGCAAGAATAGCATGGATGAATATGCGTGTACACTCTGAAGAACAGTATGCATTGATTAATGCTGCTGTTGAGCGATACAAAAAAACTAATCAGTGGCAGGAGGAGAACGGAAGGTACATACCTGATCCTGATACTTTTTTGCAGGATGAACGCTGGACGGATGAAATCAAATTGTCTGAAGCAGTGCAAGCTGCTGACAGGGAAGCACAGGAGAAAGACGAATGGATTGCAAAAAATAAGGAGCGCTGGGCAGCGATACCTCCAGAGAAAAGAAAATACAGACTGGCTTGTTTTATGGGGCTGGACTGGGAGGAAGTGAGGGATATGCCATATGTTGGAACTCAGAGAGATAACGGCAGCTTATGAAGTGTGGCAGGCGGCGGGATTAAAGCCAAACTGGGGAAGCGAAGATGCAAAAAAAACTATCGAAAGGCAAACCCTGGAGCGTTATAAATACACAGACATTGAGATGTGGGGCGATACTGTTGATTATATCGCTGATAATAATAAATATTGGCCAACATGGGCAGATATTAATAATACTTTATCAATCCTACGACAAAATAAAATCGGTGCAGAGAAGAAGGCTATTGAGCGTAATTCTAAAGCGGCAAATAAGTTTGTAAAGAAGCTATTTGCTGATCTTGCTGCCGGAAAAACATTTGGCGAACTACGGCAGCCAATAAGTGAGAAAGTTAGAGCTGCAGCAAAGAGGATTTTCCCTGATGCTGACGATAGCTTTATAAAGCGTAATTGCAGCGATATCAGCTTTATCGCAGACGTCGAACGAAAATGTGCTGAATGTATTAACACTGTTGATTGCCCATACAGCGGACATCAACCGTTTTTGAGAGTAGACAAAGAAAGCGGATTTACTTATGTGGTTGCTGATCGTGAGCGGTGTTATAAATATCATCCGTTAGTGCCTGATGTAGTACCAAAACGGTCAACCCGTCGTCAAGGTGAATTAGCTAAAGTTTAAAGGAGCGGTAACTATGAAAATAAGTGCAAAAAAATTACAGGAGATTATAAAAAGTCACGGTAGATGGTTGCGAAACGAAGAAGGAGGGGAACGTGCAAACCTCCGCAGTGCAGACCTCAGCGGTGCAGACCTCAGCGGTGCAGACCTCAGCAGTGCAAACCTCCGCAGTGCAGACCTCAGCGGTGCAGACCTCAGCGGTGCAAACCTCCGCGGTGCAAACCTCCGCAGTGCAGACCTCAGCGGTGCAGACCTCAGCGGTGCAGACCT